CTGGAAAACGAATGAGCCGTTCTCTGATGCGATGCGGCTCCTGCCGGGGCGCACTGAGGCAGCAATCCGGATGCGCGGTCAATGGATCGGGGCTGGACATCGCAAGCCCGGTCCAAAGCCGCAGGTCGAAAAATGCGTGATCAAGTTGCTGAAGAACCATGCTCCGCTGAGTTCATTCGAAATGGGCGAAATGCTGCTATGCGATCGGCGTCTGGTCGATCAGCACCTACGCAAGTTGCGCGCAAAGAAGCGAATCTACATCGCCAGCTATATCGAGACACGCAACGGCAAGCTTTCACGCCGGTTCGCGATGGGTAATGAGCCTGACATGCCATATCCGCCGAAATCGCAGCGTGCCGGCATTCCTACGGCGATTGTTGCCAGCAAGCCGGTAAAGAAGAACGCCATCCAGATTGATCCAATCACGGCAGCTCTGTTCGGGAGGCCAGCATGAAATCCAAGCGCAACGTCTATCTGACGGCTCAGATTCTCAATGGCTTGCTTGAGAGGCCGCAGACGAACGCAGAACTGGCCGAACGGTTCGGAGCTAACCCTGAGACTGTCCGCAAGCGGCTGGCGCGTCTGAAGGACGAAGGGCTAGTCCATATCGCTGAATACCGCATCAGCGAACTTCGAACGAATCAGCCTACGAAAGTATTCGGCCCGGGATCGGGGCAGGACGCGCAGCGCATCACGAAATGCGAACTTGAAATGATCGCGCGAAAGACGGCTCAGGTTAGCAAGTTCGTTCCTCGGCGTGATCCGTTCATCGCTGCATTCTTTGGGGTGGCAGCATGATCCCCGCCGATTTTGACCCACTCTGGATCGCGCTCGGCATCAAACGCCGCGACTGGACCAAGCCAGTTCAGCAGGAGCAGAAATGAATCTCACCGAATGGATTCCATGCGCGACACCGCCAATCCGAGAGGGCTGGTATGACGTGGAGATTATTTACCAGAACGGAGCGGACGAAAAGAACCGACGCTACTACTGGAAACTTGGCGACTTTCGGCTGAGCGACCGCGACATGCTTCGTGCGCCGATCATCTACGAAATGGACCGGTGGCGCGGTCTGACAGAGGAGCAGAAATGAGCGTGTTAAACGGAAGAGAGCAATTCGAGAAATTCTACCGGGAGGCAGGCGGCTGCCTTCTGGCGTCGGTGAAGGAAAAGCACTGGCAGACATGGCTGGCGGCGCAGGTCGCGCTGCTTGAGGCTCACGGTCCAGCAGTCGAGATTCGCGTGCTTGAGGAGAAGGCGGAATGACTGATTGCGCTGGCTGCGCTGAACCGGGGAAATATTCGCACACGACAGATTGCCTGTTCGAGCACTTCCTCAATTTCATGAACTGGAATGGACTGCCGTACGAGGAAAAGGACAAACTTCGAACCGCCTACGGATACGGGAAGGAGGAAGGCCAGCGTTTCCTTCAGGCGAAGTGGCCTAGCCGGATGGCGATGCAGGAGCCGACGTGAGCGAAGAAAGTGAGATCAACATCTTCCGCGCGCTCGATTTCATCCGTGATCAGGCGCCGGCATACGCGAAAGCCAAGGCCGACCGCGTGTATCTCGAAGAATTCCGCAAGTCGAAGAAAGCCATGCTGATGAAGGTCGCGGAAAAGCGATATGCGTCCGCCGCGGCGCAGGAGCGCGAGGCTTATGCGGATGACGAGTACATAGAGCTGCTGGAAGGGCTTCGGAGCGCCGTAGAGGTCGAGGAAACGCTTCGGTGGCGAATCGTGGCAGCGCAGGCAAAGATCGAGACATGGCGGACGCTGGAAAGCACCAGGCGGATGGAGGCGAAAGTACTGTGAAGATCATTGAGCAAGGAATCAAGCCGGAAGATCGCGAATGGAAAGCGTCCTGCGGAGTATGCAAGACGAAATTCGAATTCGCCGAGCGAGAAGCCGCGACAACTCCGAGCAGTGACAGGGACGGGACATACATCTTGGTTTTCTGCCCGACATGCCATGCGCATTGCTACGGGAGCCTGAAGTGACAGCACGCCTGATCGGGATCATCCCAAAGCCGCACACATTCCGGTCGGCAAAGCTTCGCGAAGTCGTTGCGGGGCTTCCTTGTGTTTGCTGTGGGCGTGTCGGTAACACACAGGCAGCGCATGGCAACCAAGGCAAGGGAATGGCCCTGAAGGTATCCGACGCCATGATCGCCGCGCTTTGCGTCCCATGCCATACCGAATTGGACCAAGGAAAGACGATGGACAAAGCGGAGCGCCGCGCATTTGTGCTGGAAATGGTAGCGAAAACCTACGTCGCTCTGATCGAGGGCGGAAAACTAGAGGTGGTGAAGTGACAGAAGAAAACCAAGAATTGCATTTGTTCTGCCTCCGCTGGGCTGAATGGCATCGCAGCCGCCGCCTATTTGCGCCTCCTGTGCCTGCCAACATTCTTGCACGCATGCGTGGACCAGCCGGAGGCGGCGAAGTGCCTGACGCGCTTCTGAGCGCTAACCTGAGCTATTTCAATCTGTCCGTTCTCGCGCAGAAGGAAAGCCAGTCCAAATTCATCTTCTATCTCTTCTACTTGCACCGCGCCAAGAATATCAAGGCTGTAGCGCACGAGATGGGATTCTCGACATCGTATTTCTACCGGCAGCTTCGGACGTTCAGAGCCGAGGCACATCGGGCATATCGGGCTATGATGGAAGGCCAACCGGTAGCAGAGCGTGAGGAAGAAAATGAGCTACAACACGCGTGAGATTGCTGAGAAACTGATTCGGTATTCGATGTTCCTGAGATCGGAAATCGAGAGGGCGACTCTCGGTAGCGAGTTTTCCGAATCCGCAGCAGAACTCAAAGGCGCGCTAGAAAGAGAACTTGAGAGCGTTCAAGATATGTCGAACTACCTATGGGATATCAAAGAGTCAGTGTGAACTCTCAATAGTTCACATCACGCTAGTTCACACATACCCTCTTAAAACGTACAATTTTGCTAGATTGAGTTTTTGCCTTCACGCAGTGCCACCGCTATCCCCGTAGCTGACTGATGGAAAGACATCACTACTCCTCCAGCTGCGAATCCCCCGCAGCTTTAGCCCCGCTAGTCGGGGCTTTTTCTATTCGGAGCCGCAGATGCGTTGCTGGTGGTGTGCTCGCAAGTTGCGGACACCCGATGAACGCTGCTGCAATCCGCACGAGAAAGCGAACCTGTAATGATCGAAGCCATCACCAAGAAGCAAGTCGCCATCGTGTCATTTGACCGCGACCTGAAGAACGCAAAGATTCTGGACGATCTTGGCCACCCGGCGCCGCGCGTCGTGACCTATCAGGTGACGCTCGATCCGGCCCGTCTGTCGCCGGAAGGACAGTTCGTGCGCCTCGGGCAAGGACACGACGGGCTCGGGCAGGCTGATGAGATTACTGGCTGGGTGCTGCTGGACGATTTGACCATCGAGGAATTGCTCGCTGAGTGGGATGGCGCGGCTTTTCGACCTTATGTAGTTGAAAGCGCCGTGCGCGCAGCTTAGGAGAATCACAAGTGACGACACTCGCAAAACTGATGGGATCAGCGGTCCCAGCGGCCCAAGCACAAGCCACCACGGCTGGCGTTCCCGCGCTCAATCTGACGGCGGCTGGTACGACCCAGGCCAACGCAACGGCCATTACCAGCGACTTCAGCGTATTCGCGACCGTGCCGGCATCGTCTGGCGCGCGCCTTCCTGTGGCGAACGCAGCTTCTATGACCGCATTGGCCGGCGACATCTATGTTGTCGTCAACGCCTCCGCAACGACCATGCTCGTCTACCCACCGACCGGTGGCAGCTTCGTCAATGCGGCCGCGTCTGCATCGCTCGCAGGGGGCAAGACGGGCGATTTCTACTGCATCGGTGGCAACGTCTGGGCGCCGAGCGTCGGCGGCTGATCATGACAATCAAAGAGATGGACAACCTGCGCACCCTCTATCCGATGCTATCGGACGAGGAGATTTTCAGGAACAGCGCACAAGGGCGTGAGCAGGTGGCGATCCTTCGCCTGACGCATCCTCATGAAAAGCTCGAAGAACCCGTGATCGTTAGCGACTGATATGGATAAGCCAATCTCAGCAGAAGCCCGCGAATGGGCTATCGAGCAGATCAAAGCGCACGGGGAATACTCGTCGCTTGACGATCTGCTCCAACAGGCTGAGAAACTGGCGCGCATCGCTACGATTGCAAAGAAGCATCTGATGGACAAGACGGTGAGCGATTTGGACAAGGCGCACCAACAGGCGCAGAAGTACGTAAAGGGTCAGGAATGCGGTACTACGTCTACGAACTGACAGACGCGCAAGGCGTCGTCCAATACGTAGGCAAGGGAAGCGGCACCCGTCTGCGCGCTCAGATCAGGAATTTCAGGCTGCTCGGGCATGAAGTCGCCCGGTTCAAGCGGGAATCCGATGCCTACGCATATGAGCGTCAACGTATCGCGGAAGTAAAGCCGCTTCTGAACAAATGCGCCGGTGGCAATGGAAGCAGAGCGACCCCTGTCAGAGCGCCGCGCAAGACTGCGTGGGAGAAAGAGGTAGACCGCGTCGGATCGCGCGTATATGCGGCCCGTCTGCTGCTGTCGTTCCGAAATGGAATCAATAGCTTAGTTTCTAAAGTAGAAATGGACTGGGCCGCCATAGAGGCGGTGGCATATGGCAGCCGGACGTAAGACGGGTGGCCGTCAAGCAGGCGTGCCGAACAAGCTAGGCGGCACGGCGAAAGAGAACATCGCCAACGTCTTTACGCGCCTCGGTGGCGTTCAAGCGATGGTCAAGTGGGCGGAAGATAACCCAACTCAGTTCTATCAGCTTTATGGGAAGTTACTTCCTCTCCAGGTCGCGGGCGATGAGGAGAATCCTCTCACCGTCGTGCAACGGATCATTCTGGAGCCGCTGAGTGACAACAGCCCGGATTCAGCTTCCTCCTAAGCTAATCCCTGTCTTTAGCGGTAAGGCTGACATACGCGGGGCATACGGCGGTCGGGGATCAGGTAAGACGCGATCCTTCGCCAAGATGAGCGCCGTCCGGGCCTACATGTGGGCGATGGAAGGCCGCGAGGGGATCATCCTCTGCGCGCGGCAGTTCATGAACTCGCTGGACGATTCGTCGCTTGAGGAAATCAAGGCGGCGATTCGGTCTGAGGCGTGGCTAGAAGCGTTCTTCGAGATCGGCGAGAAGTACATTCGCACGAAGGACGGGCGAATCTCGTACAAGTTCGCTGGATTGGATCGCAGCATCGACAGCGTGAAATCGAAGGCGCGCATTCTCCTATGCTGGGTAGACGAGGCCGAGCCGGTCACCAACATGGCGTGGTCGACGCTGATTCCGACGCTGCGGGAAGAGGTCAGCGAACTGTGGGTGACGTGGAACCCAAGGCGCAAGGGCAGTCCCACCGATTTGCGCTTCAGGCGGGTGAAAGACCCGCTGTTCAAGATAATCGAACTCAACTGGCGAGACAATCCGCGCTTCCCTTCGGTGCTGCAGCGTGCCCGTCAGCGCGATTTGGCTAACCTGCCGGAAGAAGAATACGACCATATCTGGGAAGGCGCCTACGGCAATATCGCTGGCTCGATCCTCGGTAAATGGGTCAGCGCCGCGGAACGTGAAGGCCGGATCAGCGAAGAGATTGAATACGACCCGCTGGGCGCACCGATCGAGATCAGCAGCGACTTGGGCTTTCGCGACACGGCTTCGTGGTGGTACTGGCAACGCCTGCCTGGTGGATTCAACTTGCTGAAGTACGAAGGCGACTCGGGGCTGGATGCTGAAGACTGGATTCCGCGCATCCAGCAGAGCATCACCGACATGGGCGCCAAGCTCGGAAAGATATGGCTCCCGCACGATGCGCGGGCCAAGACGTTCCAAAGTAAGCATACGAGCATGGAGCGGTTTCTCGCGGCGTTCGGCGGTGGCAAGGTCGATGTCGTGCCGCAGACCAAGAAGCTTGACCAGATCAGCGCAGCTCGTAAGGTCATCGCCAATTGTGCGTTCAACCGTACCCAGTGCGAAGCCGGCCTAGATGGCCTCGGCGCGTGGGAATACGAGTGGAACGACGACACGGGCGTCTTTTCGAAAGAGCCTTTGCACAACTGGGCCTCGCACCCGTCCGACGCGTTCGCATATGGCGCGCAGGTAATGAGCGAGGCGGAATACATCGCACCCAAGCACGAGCCGGACTGGGCCAACTTCGACGCCAGCGAGACGCTAAATGACGTTTGGGAAGATCACATGCGGCACGTATCGAATCATCGGAGGCTGTAATGGCATCGAGCATTAGCGGCGGCGGCGTTCAGTTCAGCGCAAGCAGGAACGTCAACGCGATCCCCGGTCAGACGCTGATCGGCATTGTCGTGTCGAGTTCCACGGCCGGCACGATCGCGGTATATGACAGCAACGGCACGTCCACGGCTGTAAAGCTCGTCGACACCATCACGCCCGTTGCCGGCACGTTCCTGCCGCTCTATCTCGCTGCGGCGCAGGGGCATTACATCGTGGTCGGCGGCACGATCAGCGCAACGGCGATCATCGGCTGATATGGCACAACAAACGCGGTCGCCCGAGGTAGAGCGCTATCTTGGCTATATCACGGCCTACGACAAGACGTTCAACAAGTGGACGGACCGCTCGACCAAGATCGGCAAGCGCTACCGTGACGACGCGAAGGAATATACGTATGGCAGCGAGTCAGCGCGCTTCAACATCCTATGGGCCAACGTACAGACATTGGTTCCGGCAACCTTCAGTCGTCTACCGCAGCCCGACGTATCCCGTCGTTTCCGAGATAGCGACCCTGTCGGGCGTGTGGCTTCACTCTTACTTGAGAGAGCGCTGGAATTTGAGGTGCGCCATTACCCGGATTACCGGGAGGCGATGAGGAACAGCGTCCAGGATCGATTCCTGTGCGGTCGTGGCGTGGCATGGGTACGTTACGCGCCGGTCACGAGCGTGCAGGAGCCGTTGTCCGAGGACGAATACGGAGATGACGAGGCCGTAATCGAAGGCGCCGGCGCGGAGCAGATCACAGACGACCAGCCGCTTGAGCAGATCGACGACGAGACGTCGCCTGTCGACTACGTGCATTGGAAGGACTTCGGGCATTCTGTCGCGCGAACTTGGGAAGAAGTGACGTGCGTTTGGCGTCGCGTCTACCTGTCTTATTCGAAGCTCTGCGAGCGGTTCGGCGAAGAAACGGCCATGCGCGTGCCGCTCGATGCGATGCCTGGCGCTGAAGGCTATGGCGAGTCGAAGATGGCGACCGGCCAAGAGCAGATGAACAAGCAGGCTTGCGTCTACGAGATTTGGGACAAGGAGACGCAAAAGGCTGTCTGGCTGTCGAAATCCGTAGGACAGTTGCTGGATGAGAAGGACGATCCGCTCGAACTGGAAGGATTCTTTCCGTGCCCGAAGCCGCTGCTCGGCACGACGACCAGCGATACGCTCGTTCCGGTCCCTGACTTCATCCAATATCAGGACCAAGCGAACGAGCTCGACGTTATCAGCGATCGCATCGACGGGCTGATCAAGGCGCTCAAGGTACGCGGCGTCTATAACGCCGAGTTCAAGGAATTGCAGCGGCTATTCACGGAGACGGGCAACAACGACCTGATTCCGGTCAAGAGCTTCGCCGCGTTCGCTGAGAAGGGCGGATTGAAAGGCGCGGTCGATATCATTGACCTTGGCCCGATCGCGCAGGCGTTGCAGATCGCATTCGAGGCACGCGAAAACGTCGTCCAGCAGATTTATGCGCTGACTGGCATTGCCGACATCATGCGCGGCGAGACAGATGCGGCTGAGACGGCAACGGCGCAGGGCATCAAGGCGCGGTTTGGGGCGGTACGGCTGCGCACGACGCAGGAAGACGTAGCTATCTATGCGACGGAATTGCTTCGCCTGAAGGCGCAGGTGATTTGCGGCAAGTTCAGCGACCAGACAATTCTGCAGATGGCGTCTGCCGGCCAGTTGCTGCCTGAAGATCAGCAGCTCGTTCCGCAAGCGCTTCAGATGCTGCGCAACAAGGTGCTGCGCTCGTTCCGGATCGAGGTCGACGCAGACTCGCTGGTGCAGATAGACGAGGACGCACAGAAGCAGGATCGTATCGAGTTCGTCGAGATGGTCAGCAAGTTCCTTCAGCAAGCCGTCCCAGCCGCTCAGACGACGCCTGAATTGGCGCCCGTGCTGGTCGAAATCCTCAAGTTTGGCGTGTCTGCGTTCAAGGCAGGCAAGACGCTGGAAGGGATGATCGACAACGCCGCGGAGACGCTGACGAAGCAGATTCAGGCGCAAGCAGGACAGCCCAAGCCTCCGCCGATCGAAATCCAGAAGGTGCAGGCCGAGTCGCAAGCGCGCATCCAAGAGAAGCAGGCCGGGGCGCAGATCGACATGCAGATGGAGCAGGGACGCAACCAGATTGAGAAGGCCAAGATGCAGCAGCAGGGCCAGCTTGAAATGCTGAAGGCGCATCTCGCGCAACAGACGGCCAATGCCGAGCAGGAAGCGCAGGCGCGCCAGGCGACGCAAGAGCAATTGCTCGAAGCGCATCGTGACCAGATGAAGGCCGATCAAGAGCAGCGTTTGGAACAGATGCGCATGATGATGGACGCGCAGAAATCCGAGATGCAGGCGCAAATGCAGGTTCTCATCGCTCATTTGAACAACGCCCGCGCCATCGAAGTTGCGGAAATCTCCGCAGAAACCACTCTCGACGCAGCGCAGATCAGCGCGGCCAAGTCAGGGAGCGAAGACTAATGCCAATGTACACCTATCGTTGCCCTAAATGCGGCAATGAATCGGACGAGTTTCGGAGCGTCGCCAATAGAAACGTCTTTCCATCCTGTGAGGCATGGATCGACATCGAAAGTCCCGGCGAAAACTACGAATGCGGCGTACAAATGCAGCGCGTCGTCAGTGCTCCATTCGTGGCAGCCGACATGTCGCCATACCGATCGATGATCACCGGCGAAATGATCTCGTCCCGATCGCAGCATCGCGCCCATCTGAAGGCGCATAACTGTATCGAGATCGGCAATGAAACGAAATATCTGAAGCCCAAAGAAAAGATCGACCTTGCGCCCGAGTCGAAGAAGGCGCGTAAGCAAAAGATCATCGATCAAGTCAACGCGCTTAAATAAGCCACGGAGAAACCATGGGAACACGCAGAGAAGATTTGGCGGAAGCGCTTGACGCGATCGACCAATCGGTAACGGATACGCCGGCAGAAGCGGTGCACGAGGTTGTAGTCGATGCGCCGAGCGTCGAGAACATCACAGCTGAGCCGGTCGAGAACGAAGGCCGTTCGCGTGATGAGTCGGGACGGTTCGCTCCGAAAGCGCCAGCAACGCCATCCGCGAATGCTGTGGCAGGCGTCGAGGCGCAGCCGGTAGCAACGGAGCGTCCAGAGCCGCCGAAGTCATGGAAGGCCGACCAGCGCGCCCATTGGGACAAGCTGGACCCCGAAGTCGCGAAGTATATCCATCAGCGCGAGCAGGAAAGCCAGCGCGGATTCGATGACTACCGCGCGAAGGTCGAGCCGATCGTTCAATCGATCCAGCCGCATCTGGACGAACTGCGCCATCAGGGCGTTCAACCTGAAGTCGTTGTCCGCGATTTGCTGTACACGCGCAAGTTGCTCGCGACTGGCGACGAGGCGACGAAGATTCAAACGTTGGTGAATGTGGCGCATGCGGTCGGCATTCCGCTTCAGCAGATGTTGCAGCAGAGCGCGGCATTGCCGCAGCACATGCAGCATCACATTGACCCGAACGTGATGGCAGCGCAGCAACGCGCACGCGATCTGGAAAACCAGATGTCGCAGTACCAGAACCAGCAACACGCACAGATTCAGGCGGCTGCGGTGGCCGAAGTCGAGAACTTCAGGTCATCGCATCCGTTTGTAGACCAATTGGGACCGGAGATGCAGCGCCTGCTACAAGCGGGCATGGCTACGGACCTCGATAGCGCCTATTCGAAGGCGCTCCGCTTGAACGACGAACTTTTCACGAAGCATCAGGCGACACAACGCGATGCAGCGGAGAAGCAACGTCGGATCGAGGCGGATAAGGCGGCGAAAGCAGCCAAAGCGAACGCAGTCAGCACGCGGACGGCCACACCCGGCGCAGTCGCGGCAACGACAGGCGGGGCACCGAAAGGACGGCGCGCAGCACTGGAAGAATCGTTCGACCAGGCAACCGCAAGCCGTATTTGATATCCCTGATAGGAGCTACACATGGCATTCGCCAATGGAGCAATCAGCGACATCATCGCCACGACCATCCAATCTCGTAGCGGCGAACTCGCTGACAACGTAACAAACAACAACGCCCTTCTCATGGTTCTGCGTGAGCGTGGGAACGTCCGTCCGTTCGGCGGCGGTAATGTGATTTTGGAAGAAATCATGTACACCGACTCGACGACGACCAACGTTAACTCGTACTCGGGCTACGAAGTCTTGAACATCGCGCCGAACAGCCCGATTTCGGCGGCTCAGTTCTCGATCCAGCAGTATGCGGCGGCTGTGACGATCTCGGGTCTGGAAATGCTCCAGAACTCGTCGAAAGAGGCAATCATCGATCTGCTCGACTCGCGCATGGACATCGCCGAATCGCAACTGATCAACCGCATTGCGGCCGACATCTACCTCGATGGCACGGGCAACAGCGGCAAGAACATCACCGGCTTGGCTGCGGCTATCCCGGATGCGCCTACCTCGGGCACGTATGGCGGTATCAACCGCGCGTCGTTCGCCTTCTGGCAATCGCAGGTGTTCTCGGGCACGACCAACGGCGGCGCTGCTGTCTCGGCTGCGAACATCCAGAACTACATGACGCAGCTCGCCCTCAAGGCGGTTCGCGGTCGTGATCGTATGGACCTGTTCGTTGCGGACAACAACTACTACTCGATGTACATCGCATCGATGCAGGCGCAGCAGCGCGTGATGAGCGACGGCAACACCAAGCTCGCCGGCGCAGGCTTCCCCGCTGTCAAGTTCTACGGCGGCGGCATGGCGGCTGACGTGGTGCTCGACGGCGGTATCGGCGCCAACGCCACGGCGAATCACATGTGGGGCCTCAACACGAAGTACATCTCGTTCCGGCCGCACCGTGACCGTAACTTCGTGCCGATCGGTGGCGAGCGTCAGGCAGTAAATCAGGACGCTGTTACGAAATTGATCGGGTGGGCCGGCAACTTGACCTCCCGCGGGCCGCAATTCAGCGGCGTGCTTATTGGATAGTTATACGGAGGATGATCGCCTAAGAATGGTAAAATATCCTAACTAACCCTTAGGAGTTTTCCCCATGCCCGGTGGTCGTCCTCCAGTTGATCCGATTAAGCGGTTTTTGAGCAAAGTTAAACATGTCGAGTCCGGTTGCCACGAATGGCAAGCTGGTTTGGCTAGAGGCGGTTACGGCAAATTCCAGCATGGGAAAACCATGCAAGCCCATCGCGCTTCGTATCAGTTCTTCAAAGGAAATATCCCTGAAGGCATGTGCGTCATGCACAAGTGTGACAACCGTCTTTGCGTCAATCCAGAGCATTTGATGATTGGGACGCTTACCGACAACATCGCCGACATGGATTCGAAGGGCAGACGAGGCACGAAAAGCAGGCTGACGCGTGCGCAAGCCGCTGAAATCCTGAATTTGGTTGGAACCGGCTTAAGTCAACAGAAAGTTGGTGACATGTATGGCATTGACCAGACAACCGTCAGCAGGATCGCTCTAGGCAAGACAACCAAATTCAAGGAGCAGTGAAATGGCTTTCTCAGTAACTCCCCAGATCGGTTTCGATCTGATCAACACGATCCTGGCTACCGACATTGCGTCGGGCGCTCGCCAAGTCCCTGTCAACCTCGGTGAGCAGGTCTTCGGCAGCGACGGTAAGCGCTACGTCTTTGCGAAGGCCAATGCGTCGATCAGTGCTTCGACGACCGCCTGCACGGTAGCACCGTCGACGTTCCTCGCGACGGCTTCGGGTGGTTCGTACACGTCGCCGGCAACTGCGATGAGCACCGGTGATTACGGCTGGTTCGGTATCGCATCGGTCTAACAGTTTCTCCCGTGGCACCTTTGGGGCGTCTATATGGCGCCCCTTTTTTGGAGCTTGAAATGAATCTTACCCAAGAGATGAAGGATTTCGTGCATCTGATGGCGCGCGCGCTGGCAAAGGTGAGCGGTTCGGAGAATCCGGTCCCGTTTGCAGACACCGTGCTCGAACATGCTGTCGCCGAAGCAGCCAAGCCTGTCGAAGCCGTCAAGGCGGAAGTTGAGGCAGTAGTGGTCGAAACGCCGGCCGCATAACAAAACAAATCCACGGAGAAAAGCATGTACCAAGCACTGGAAAGTGACACGCAGAACCCGAAAGCCGGCCTGTGGGTCGAGTTCTATCCCGGCAAGCGATTCAACGAATTCCGCAGCAAGGAAACAGGCAAGCCCGAGTTCGATCTCGTGCCTATGATCAAGAAGTGCAATCCTGGCGATCCGACGAATGTCATCGAACGCCCGATGCGTGACGAGGACAAGGACGAATGGCCGCATCAGTGGGCGGCATACGAACGCCGCACGACCTATCGCCCCGAATCCGGTACGCCGATTGAAGATTGGCCGCGCTTGGATGTCGCGACAGTCGCCAAATTGAAGGCGCTCGAATTCCACACGGTCGAGCAGTTGGCCGAATGCTCGGACCAGCAATGCCAGCGGATAGGCATGGGCTGCTACGAGATGCGCACGAAGGCGGCGGCCTATATCGCTGCGGCGAAAGACTCGTCGCTCGCGCAGAAGCAGGCTGAAGACCTCATGCTCCGCAATCAGGAAATCGAAGACCTGAAGGCGACGGTGCTCCGTCTCGGAGCGCAGCTTGAGGCAATGCAATCTCTCGATCCCGAAAAGCGCGGTCCCGGCCGCCCGCGTAAAGAGGCGTAATCCATGTCGTCGACCATGTTGCAGCTTGTGCAGCAGGCTACCGGAGAATTGGGGCTTGCTGTGCCGTTCTCAGTTGCGGGCAATACAGCCCAAGACACGACGCAGCAGCTTGCGTTGCTCAACGCGGTCGGCTACGAATTGGTTCGTGAGCCTGCGTTCAACTGGCAGGCTCTGACGACCGAATATCGCTTCACGAGCCAGTGGACGATCCAGACTGGCAACGTGACGAGCGGTTCTGCAGTTATCACGAATATCCCATCGACGGCGGCCATTGTTTCTGGCACGTACATGGTGACCGGAAACGGCATCAATCAAGACACGTACGTGCAGTCGGTGGATTCGCCGACACAGGTGACAATGAGTCAGGCTGCCGCCGCGAGCGGGACTGGCGTAACGCTGACGTTCGCGCAGACCAAGTACGCATTCCCTGTGGACTATCAACGAATCATTGATCGCACGCAATGGGATAAGTCGAAGCATTGGGAAATGCTCGGGCCGGAAAGTCCGCAGCAATGGCAATGGCTGAAGTCCGGTTACATCGCTACCGGCCCGCGTATCCGTTGGCGCATCCTCGGCAACACCTTCCAGATTTGGCCGGGCGTCAGCACATCGGAATATCTCGGCTTCGAGTATGTCTCGAAGTATTGGGTGACGGATGTCAGCGGAACGCCGAAAGGCTCGTTCACGAGCGACACCGACACATGCCAGTTTGACGACCGCCTGATGGTCGCAGGGCTGAAGCTCAAATACTTCGGCATCAAGGGCTTTGAGACGCAGATTTTGCAGGACGAATACGACGCGATTCTTTCATCGGTCAAGGGCGAAGAACAGGGCGCTCCGATGCTTTCATTCGCTCCGCGGCTGTCGAGCTACTTGCTCGGGCCCGAGAATATCCCGGACAGTTTTCCTACTACCGGTCCATAAATGACCAACATTACCGGTATTGCAGCAGCGGCCCAGCGGAGACGCCGGCAGGCCCAAGGGCAGCGTTCGGCTACGGTCAACGTGCCGGCTCCAATTGGCGGCTGGAATGCGCGTGATTCTCTAGCTGAGATGCCAATTCAGGATGCCGTTTCGCTAACTAACTGGTTTCCGACGACATCCGATGTTATGGGTCGTATGGGATTCACTAAGTGGGCGACTGGCTTGCCGACGCAAGTCAACACGATCATGACGTATAACCCGGCAGGCGGAACGCCAAAGATGTTCGCCGCGTCGGGTACTGCGGTCTATGACGTGACCGGTGGCGGAGCCGTAGGCGCGCCAGTGGTGTCGAGTCTGAGCAATGACAAATGGGCGTACACGAACTTCGCCACGAGCGCCGGCCCGTTCCTCGGCATGGTGAACGGGCAGGATGGCTATTACGTCTACAACGGCACGACTTGGCAGAGCGTAACGGCTGTGTCTACGCCAATCTCGATCACCGCCGTTGATCCGACGACACTCAGCTTCATCACATCATTCGCTCAGCGCGTCTGGTTCATCCAGAAGAACTCGCTCAACGCGGTCTATTTGCCCGTCAGCAGCGTAGGCGGTGCTGCGCAATTGTTTCCGCTGCAAGCGATATTTCGGCGCGGCGGATCGCTTGTCTCGATGGGCGTGTGGACTGTCGACGGCGGCTATGGGATGCAGGATAACCTGTGTTTCGTCACGTCTGAGGGCGAAGTAGCGGTCTATCAAGGCACAGACCCTTCTCAGGCTACGACCTTCTCCCTGGTTGGCGTTTACCAGCTTGGCTCGCCGATGGGCTTCCGATCGTTTATGAAGTATGGCGGCGATCTTCTCTACATCGGGAAGGATGGACTCGGCCCGATCTCTGCCATGTTGGCGTCGACGCGCATCAATACCCAAGTCAATCTGACGGGGAAGATTCAAGGCGCGATTTCGCAGGCGACAAGCCTATACGCGAACAATTACGGATGGTGCATGGTTCTGTTTCCTCTACAGAACATGATCATTCTGAACGTTCCTGTCAGTACCGGACAGCAGCAACAGTACGTGATGAACACCATTACGGGCGCATGGTGCAACTTCACTGGCTGGAACGCGAACCATTGGGAACGTTTTAACGATCAGATCTACTTCGGCAGCAATGGATACGTCGGGCTGGCAT